GGTACTGAAAGCGGAACCAGCTTATTGTTAAGAACAGGAACTACCGAACGTATGCGCGTCAAAGCAGACGGCCAAGTGCGGTTTATCCCCCTAGCCGCCGACCCAGCAGGAGCAGAGGCCGGAGATGTCTACTACAACAGCGGGACGAATAAGCTAAAAGTCTACAACGGCACGGCTTGGGTGGATTTACATTAGGATAGTTATGAAAAAGTTACTTCTCATTACACTTCTTGCATTCACAGGATGCGCAGCTAAAGCCGTAGAGCAGCAGGTTGCTATGCAGCAACAAGCCCTATTTATGGTAGGTGCCAAGGTCTTGGAGTTGGAAGCTATGCTCAAGCCTGAGAAGGCCAAGCAGATAAACGAGGCATTAGCTAAGGGGGAGATACAGATTGACCCTCCTAGCATTGCCTCTGTTGAGGACAAAAAGAAGTGATATAGTACCTATGGCTAAATAACCATGGAGATTATATGCCAGAAATAGATTGGAACAGCATAATGAACAATGGAGGCCAGCGTAAGAAGCGTTATGCTGGTGCTAATGTAAAGTTCTTTAATGCTTACAATGAGAATGAGCGCAAATCCATAGAAGCAGGTAGACCAATATTTGATGAAATTCCTTCCATCAGTATTCAATGGCCTGGGCATGATGAGACAGTACGCAGAATTGAGCCTCAAGATATGCAGGAATATCCAGAGGCCTATGCAAAGTTTAAGGCTGGATCTGAAACTGTAGTAGACGGTACCCCATTGGCAGAATGGCCGCTAATGAGTGGCTCTGCTATGCGAGAATTACAGTACCTTGGCTTTAAGACTGTAGAGCAGCTTTCCGTTGCCACTGACGAAGCTAAGCGCAAACTAGGGCCATTGTCTAAGTTTGTTACCCTTGCAAAGGAATGGCTAGCAGCAGCTAAGTCTGACCAAAGCGAGGTAGTAAAACTAAAGCAGTTACTAGAGCAAGAAACAAAACGCAGAGAGCAATTACAGCATAAACTTGAAGTTTTTATGCAGCGCATTGAAGCAAGTGAAGGTACTGACCTGCGTGGTGTTAGACGTACCATAGCACAAGATATTCCTGATGAAGCATTAGAAGAAGGAATCATTGAAGCTGAAGACGAAGCTCTTGAAGAGCCTAAGCGTAGAGGTAGGCCAAAGAAGACATGACGATTGCTACGGTAATACAAAATGTTGCTAACGAAGCTGGTTACACTGTTGAATCGTCTATCTTTACTTCGACAGAAACAACCACAAAGCAGTTACTGGCTATAGCACAACGTATTAACCGTGACATATTCGAAGCGTATCCCTGGCCAAAATGCTACGCTTCTGGGTCAATTACGCTGGTAGGGGGTCAGGCAACTTATGCCCTGCCAGCAGCTTTTTCTAATTATCAATACGAAACATTTTGGAATCAAAGCACTAGATGGCGTGTTTTGGGTCCAATGACTCCGCAGGAATATGCTGAGATAGTTGGCTTTGGTGTAGAGCCTACGATTTATCAAAGATTTCAAATTCGTGGCATGAGTAACAATGAGTTGCTGATTAGCCCTACGCCTGGTGCCACTAACAACGGTAATGTACTTATCTTTGAGTATATCGCTGATCGTAGTGTAATGCCTAAAACTTGGTCAGCTAGCACCGCGTTTGGAATTAATAGTTATTGTTTCAATAATGGCAATTACTATTTTACTACTGCTGGTGGCACTACAGGAGCCACTCCGCCAACTCATACGACAGGTTCAGCATCTGACGGTAGCGTAACTTGGGACTATTACAATGGCCCTTACAGCAAATTTCTAGCTGATACCGATGTAAGCGTTTTTAACGAAATGCTGCTAGAGCAAGGTGTATTAGAACGCTTTGCTGAAATTCACGGTTTAGACACGATTAAACCCAAGTTTGATACTCAATTACATGAAGAGTTTGGCAGAGCGTATTCAAGTAAAGTCATTTATGCTGGCGGAGCAACCCGCGCATTACAATATGCCAGAAACGGTGTAGCAGTATTTGGAACGTGGATATGAACGGTATGCAAGGCAGACCAGAGCCAGAGATTACTACAAGAGATCCACAAGCCTATTTCCTTTGGCTTAGAGGTAGTGGTTTAGATCCAATGGCCGCTGCACAGCAAGTTCAGCAACGTTTTGGTCCTGGTAAAACACCTGAAGAAAGACAACGAGAAGCTGCTCGACAGCAAGAAAACGCTGGCTTGGCTCAAGCTGGTGGTGTTGTGGGGGGTGCTTTACTTACAGGAGAAGCTTTAGGAGGCTTTCAAAACGTACGTGGGTTATTTGGCACTAACGCTACACAACCAACTTCTCCTACTCAGCCTGTACAACCTGTACAACCAGTAGCTCCTCAAACGCCCCCTGTTGATGCTAGTGGTGCTAATGTAAATGTAAGCACTCCACCTGTTACAGAAGTTGGAAGTGTTCAAATGCCAGATGGCTCACCTGGCACGTTAATGTCAGACGGCGCTAAAGTCGGACAAGACGGTAAAATTATAAATCCTGATGGTTCAAGTGGTGGTTCAATTAGTGGTCAAGCATTGGCGGGCTTGCAAGTGGCAGGTGGTATTGCACAAGCATACAACGGTTATAGACAATACCAGCAAGGAGAAAAGCTCGGTGGTGCGGCAAATATAGCAGGTGGTGCTTACTCTACTGCTGCTGGCGCACAAGCTTTAGCGGGAGGAGGCACGCAAGGCTCTTTAGGTGCGTATGCGCCCTATGTTGGAACTGGAGTTGCTGCTGCTCAAATTGGGCAGCAAATGCTTAATGAAAAAGGTGCCAGTGAAGACAGGGCGGCTAAGTCACAAGCTGAAGCGCTAAAAGCTTCAATGCTTTATATACCAGGTTATGGTTGGATCGCTTACGCAGCTTTTGCGGCAGCAGACGCACTAACAGGAGGAAAAGCAACTGAAGGTTTAGTAAAATTTAGTGGCTTTAATAACAAGTTAACAGACAAGATTGATTTTGGACTTGGGAAAAGCATTAGAAGCAAAGTCTTTCATCAGTCAACCAAGGGTAAGCAGCAAGAAAGAACAGGCCAGTTATTGCAACAATCAGATGATCCTGCTTGGCAAAACTATGTTGCAGGGATGCGATTGCAAAAACCAACAGAAGGGCAACAGAATAAAAGCAAACCTTTTGCTGGCGGCAAATACGGATCATTTGATGAGTATAAAAAAGCAGGATTGCAAGCTGACGACCTTACTGGCGTTTATGGAAACTTGGATGCTTTCAAGCCTGATTATGCTGAAACAAAGGGGGTGCCTAATTGGGCGCAACTTTCATTCGATCAGCAAAAAGCAGTCACACAACGATTGATTGACGAAAATATGTATTCGTCTAAAAAAGGCGATGTAGTTATTGCTGACAAAGAAAAGGCTCGTAAAATATACGAGGAGATGGCAGCAACAAATTTTGGTGTTGCTCCTGGACAATCAACTCAACCTGTTGCAACCACGCCGCGCCCACAAGCAGGACAAGTAGCTCGTGTTTCGCCTGGCATGTACATGAATGATCAAGGACGCGTAACTCCTTCATCAAATATGCGACAAGCCTTAGAAAAGAATTACACACCTAATAAAGGAAAGAAAAAATGAGACGTCAACCAATGCGCGGAGAAACTGGCAGGCGGCTAGCAGGAGCTTTACAGCGTGGTCCATCAGAAAAGCTTACACGGGTATCGCCTGGCGTATATCGCAATGCTCAAAGCCAATTAACTGGTCCTGGTGGCCGTCCACAACAGAATATGGGGCAATCCATAGCTAATCAGATTCAGGCAGCTCCACAGCAGGGTATGCCTGAAATTGAAGCGCAACCTATCCCCCAAGGCCAACTTCAACAGTTACAAGAAGCATATGCCCCTACCATGCACACTAAGCCTATGCCTTGGCGTGGCGGACAGATGCCTGCGGAACTAGGAAACAACTTTATTAACTATCCAGCTGTTTCGCCGCAGTATGCGCCAGGAACGTTTTTCCCAAGGCCGCAAATGCCTTTTGGTCCAACTCCGCAGCTACCACAAATGCCACAATCGATGGAGCAATATCAGCCTGCGCCACAGCCAGAGGGTCAACAAATTTCCCCGCAGCAAGCTCAACAGCTTCGTAACCGTATGATGAGAATGTAAGGTGGGGTTTAATGCCATTCCAAGGATTTACAATGCCGCCTCCCTATGGAGGGTTGGATTTAGTTAGTCCGATTGATAATACAGAGCCGTTCTTTGCAACGGAGCTGGTTAATATATTTCCAGGTGCGGGCGCTCCTACCATTCGACTAGGCTATGAAAAATTTGTTGATGCCGGTACTAGCCCGTTAAAGTTTCTTGATACGGTTAATTTAGCTAACGGTACTACTCGGTTAATAGCAAGTAATGATACTACAATTCGTAGTGTTACTACTGGTGGGGCTGTAAGTACAATTACAGGAAGCGCTGTAACATCGGGTGAATGGCAAAGCACTACCTACAATAATCGTATTTATCTATGTAATGGCTTAAATAATGCTCGGTATTGGGATGGTAGTGCTGCTACCACTTCTGATGTCACATTTACCGGACTAGCTTTAACTAGCATGGTTGATGTCCATGCTCATAAAGAGCGGTTGTACTTTGTAGAAATTAATTCATGCAGGGTGTGGTATGGAGGGTTACAAGTTACTGGTACTGGTGGAACCCCTGCCCTTACTAGCTTTGATTTCAGCTATGTATTTACTCGTGGTGGCTTCCTTGCTGGAATAGGTAGCTACAGTAATTCTAATAATGTAGCGGCACAAGATTACTTTTGGGCATGTAGTTCTGAAGGGGACATAGTTTTTTACAGCGGTACATATGCCGGAGATCCTACAACTTGGGGACTTGTTGCTAGGTTTTACATAGGTAAGCCGCTTGGTAGGCGAGCTTTTGTTTCAGTTAATAACGACACTTGGATTATTACAGAACAAGGCATTGTTCCCATTTCTGGCTTGTTTCAAGCTGACCCAGAAGCAGCACTAAACATAGTATCACAAAAGATAAATCCTTTAATTTCTGCATCAGCTACTCAGTTTCCGTTTGATTACAAATGGTTTGGATTTTTTTGGCCTCAAGGACGGCGGGTTTATATCAGTATTCCTATTGATGGAACTAGCACATATTTTCTTGTTTACGCGATTGATACAAAAGCTTGGACTGAGTTTGTTCTCTTTAGCAATAATCATGCCTTGTCTAGTTGCTTGTTCAATAAATTACCTTATTACGGATCGTCTGCTGGGGTAATTTGGAAAGGTGAGACTGGATATGCTGATGCTGTATCTGGCGCTACTTCTCAAGCTATAAATTACATTGGTAAAACAGCATTTAGTTTTTATGGTTCACGCAGCAATTACAAAGCGTTTAAGGATATTCGTCCAATATTAAGAGCTAAAAAAGGCATACAAATTAACATTGGGTTAGATCTTGATTTTAGGCGTGCTGCTGTTGTTCCAACTATAACATCTACGCCTAGTATATTTACGCCTTGGGGTAGTCCTTGGGGTAGTCCATGGTCTTCGGCAGAAGATTACATTTTTGACAGGTACGCAGTAAAGGGACAAGGACATTGTGCAAGTGTAGTTTTTCAAGGCGCTATTAAAAACACAACGATGCAAATACTTGGATTTGAAGTACGATACGATTTAGGCGGACAGGTATAATTATGGCAAAGAACACAAGAAAACCAGCAGCGGCACCTAAACCTACACCTAAGC